ACGGTTTCAATTTTTTCAAGCGAGACCTAGCGACCTAACGGTGGCGGCGTGTACGACGGCGACCACCCAAATGCGTCGGACCAGCCTCCTTAAGTATCCTTTTGGCAGTCTTTCCATCCGTTAAAAAACGTGATGAATATGGATCTTGTTGAACGTTAACAATCGCATTATTTGGAATATTATTTGTGCGTCGTGCTTTGCGAGTTGGGTTTCGTCGTGCCATCTATACTACAAGTGTATTTTTTGGTTTCCTGCGCATCTCCTTATTTGGCACAATCCGCCGACCAGTCTCCTTACCCCACTTCTCAATAGCAGTCGTATACTCATCTGTAGAGTACCGACCGCCAGGACGTTGGGTTGCCGTCAGCTTTGCGGGAGTAATATTTAGTGACTTCGCAAGGTCTGCGATTTTATCGTGGTCGTCAGGAATCACAATTTCATTCATATCGTGAAGCTCGTAGTTTGTAGAGGAATTGCGAGGAGTTTTGAATGTAAGTGGAGTGGCAGAACTAATCCGATAGCGATTACAAATATGAAGCGGAATCAGCTCCTCCATAGTGGTAGGACGCTCCCAATGTGACCAATCTTCTTCACATAGATGAGTCATATGACCGGTTTGTAGACACCTACGACACGTAATATCATCTTTAATCGGACATTCATCAATGGAATGCTGAAGTGTGAGTCCCTTATACGCTTTACAATTTGGGCAGGTCATGGTTGGCAGGTGCGAATCCTAAAATCCCTACGGGTGGGTTCAATTTTTTCAAGATAACGCAAACATCCAAGAGCAACAATAGCAAGGTTGCGATTCCACCTTCTTTACTTCCTTTTTTACTTTCTCTGTTCGCATCGGATTTTCGTCATGAAGTGTACAATAGATTTTACCAAATGCTACACGATTTTTACAATCATAATTTTCGCATACAGGAGTTTTTGTAAGAGTTACAACACGCGATGATGAGACTGAATTAGTGCTACCCATTCTATTTAATAGTTGTGAAAAATTGAAGAATTCATCCGTAGTTATTTTGATCATAATGCTTTCCCCAGATTTCTATACGCTCAATGCCCATACAGAATTCCCCTTCCCACACGACAGTTGTGACCATGCTAGTGATGAAGAGTTGCTGTCATTGCTCTTTGGGCAACGTCATTTGCCTGAACTTCTAACAAAGTTCTATATGGTGCGGTTTGGTTTGGAGATGTCGGCGGTGGCGGAGGTTCTTTCTGTATTGCGGAACGACGCCGACTTTGTGTTGGCTGCAACGTGCTATTTGCGACTTAAATTCGTTCTAGAGGTGCTTCACGTACCGACTCTTATGAAACGGCTACGTGATGTACCGTTGCGTATTGCCGCCATGCGTGGCGACTGGTTCAAAGCTGGGGTCGCCGATGAGCGGGTATGGCGTATTGACTGCCTGGCAACGTGGCTCTTCAACTATATGATTCTGGTGGTGGAGGCGCGGTGCTCTGGGCGGGAGCCTGATGCGATTGAGATGCCGATGCGTCTTGGGCTGAAGGCGATGAATACGGCGATTCAGGAGGTTCGAGCTCAGCCTTGCGATGGGCGTTATGTATGGCAACATACGCCACCTTGTGACTTAGTGGTATACCCTTTCCTATGCCTAGTAAAGGGCTTATGGAATGCTGTTGCGCCGATTGTTACGACGGACTTTGCGAGTCTTGGTGGGGGCTGTAGCACAGTTACAGCGAAGCTTGGATTTGGCGACCATGTCGCCAAATCCCCAGGCTGGAGTCTGAACTCGCCCAATAAGCGCACAGCCGATCCGCTTACCTGAATGCCCCGTTGTATGACTATCCTCAAATGGACCTCTTCCCAGGTCGTCCTCGTCCTCGTGAACAATGACCGACCGTCCCCACAAGTCCTCTAGAGTGACACCTTTTAGGATGTACGTCACTTCATCACTCGGACCCGTTAAATTGCCCAGATCGCCAGTATGACGGGGGTGGTTTTTTGATGTCGGTGGTCCGCCGTGAGATTGGGGTGGTCCCATATGAAAGTGGTCACACGCCGCCTTACAGCCCTCTCCCCGTAGATCCCCCGCCTTATGAATATGGAATCCGTGTTTGCCTTTCGGGAGTTCAGTAAAAATGGCGTGTACTTTTGTACCTGTAGACGTATTTGAAAAATTGACTTCACCCGTGATGCCATGTTCACCCTTAAACAACGCGACTGCCATTCTAACCATGTCTGATAGTATTCTTATTAATATGCTCTTAAACGAGGATAATGCGTTGGAAAATACCTGGATAATCTATATTGTCTTTGCTTTACTCACTGGGTTGTATTGTATATGGTATAACCTGTTCAAGTCTATGGTATATGCGGGAATTAGTCTTGAGATTGTCCTGCGCATTATTGAATTCTTTCTACAATCCGCACTTGTCTGGGCGTTTCGCCGTCGCCATCCCACTATGGTAGGAATTTGATTGATTGATTAATTACTTAGAAAATTTGACTGGTTAACGGTTGTTTTTATATGGGTCAGAATGGACTACTTGTTTTATGTGCTCAATATGGGATTTCTTCTAGGTGCCCTGTTTTATGCCTATATTGTACACGAGGAGATGGAAGCGTTACGAATTCGTATTGTACAGTTGTCCTCAGCGTGTCAACTTGCCGAAATTCAAACGGGTCGCCCGTACTTTACCTCCCTTGGCAATAAACTGGCATCGTGTGAGGTGGCGACCCAAGTCTATGAGGTCGCCAAAGAGCGCCTTCAAATGCTAGGAGATACACAAAATTAATAGTCCTAAGTAGGAAGTATGGCAGGTGCTCATTTGATTCCCCTCGGATTCGCAGCACTTATGGCATTGATAGACGCATTTGCACTCAGTTTACTTAAGAAAATATCCACAAAGGCTCTGAGTTTTTCACTTATGCCTATTGCCGCCCTTGTATACGCCGTACAACCATTTGTTTTCTTAGAGTCATTGAAGTTTGAATCAATGACTGTAATGAATATTTTATGGGATCTTTCGAGTGATATTATAGTAACATTTATAGGAATATTTATCTTAGGTGAAAAGATCGGCTTCCGTAAGGCGGTTGGTATAATATTCAGTTTTATTGCCATTTATCTCTTCACATTTGAGGATGGTCATAGTTCATTAGAAACGTTTATAGCAAATGCGTTTAATTTTAAGACCTGAGCACCTCTACTAATTGTTTCACCTCGTTAGCCCACTTATAATTGAGGACGGTCTCCCTTGCTGCCTTGCCGTGTTGCTCCCTCAGATCTGTATCCAAGAGATACTCCTCCGCCGCAAGGGCTAAGTCAGCCGGATCCACCAGTTCACTCTTTCCGCCAATAACGCTCAGCGCTAAGGGTAAATACGCCTCAAATTTCGGAGGCACACACATAGAATTATGGTTTGGAATACAAAAGTCACGGAATCCCCCAATATATGGTACAACTTGGGGAATTCCTACGCCCATTGCCTCAAACTGGCAAAGACCAAAGCCCTCGCCATCGGCAGCCGTGATTCCCACATCACTCATAGAGTAGAGTTCGTTGATAATAGAATCGTCCCACGACATAGAATGCTCCGTAATCATCAATTTATGAATATGATGTTGAGGTATTAAACCCAGACGAACAATCTCACGCATATAGATTTCTCTGATAGGATATCCACCTAGCTGTCCTGCGTCACAGACTTCCAGTAAACCCAGCGGTTTAGTAGGATGTTTCGCCACTAATTGGGCAAATGCCTCTACAACAATATCGTGGCGCTTTCGTGGCGTATTACGATTTAGATTTAAGAATAGAAAAACGTGCTGAGGAATATTATGTTTTTTGCGAAGGGCGTCTCGGTTGAGTGGTTTGAACTCATTCGGCTCAAATCCGTGGCGCAAAATATGAATCGGTTTTGTAATACCCTGCTGTTGAAGAATGGTGCGCCAATAATCTGTAAAGGCAAAGTAAATATCAGTATCCTTGTTGATACGGTCCAGAAATTCTGGTCGTTGTATCTTATACACTTGGTCAAGGTAGATAATCATTTTATACGTACGTTCTTCTGGTTGTAGTTGCTCTTGTAGTTTATCTAGGAAACGGCAAATAATACTGGCATCATTATAAATCATCATTATATCAGGTTTCACCTGGCGCACATAATTAGGCAACTGACTGAAGCCAAACCCCTGCTCTGAATGGTCGCCGTTCTCAAAAGAAAAGGGATCATAGACATTCACATTGGGCGGGTAAGCACGGTTTGGTTGCTGACTCTTAACGAAATTCTGAAAGGCAAAATGATAGACATCAATCCACGGATACTTTACAAGCTCGTGAACTATATTATGTGTAACCTTGCTGTAGCCAGTCGTCTGATTTGTATGGGTGCCCACTAGCATAAATTTGACTCGCTTTTGTGGCTTTTGTGGCTGGATTTTTGCAAGGAGAGCATCAAGATTGGTAAAATTTGACATATAGCGCCTTACGATAGTTTATATAATAGTCTTTATATGTCATCCGCACCTGCTGAACGGAAAGCAAAAATTCCGAAAGCCTTACGGGAGCAGGTATGGCTTGCATCCATAGGTCCAAAATATGAGGCAAAATGCACCGTATCTTGGTGTAAAAATTGGATGAGTGTATTTGAATTTCATGTCGGTCATAATAAACCGGAGGCGAAGGGTGGAAAAACGGATATTAATAATCTACGTGCGATTTGCGCCCGTTGTAATCTCTCTATGGGCAGTCAATATACCATTGACGAATGGGAAAAGTTGTCTGCTAAAAAAAGCTGTGGCTGTTGGGGTTAGGAATTAGTTGAGCACGGTCTGTAGACGGCTCTTGAACTCTGCCTTTTTTCCTTGCCACCACGCCGCTAGAATACGCCGATGATCCTCCATAACCGGCGCGTTCTGAGCCAACACCGGCAGAATCTCCGCCGCCTTCTCCCATGAGGGGAACGATAAAATAGGGTGCTTACCAAGTACCTCGGCATAGGTATCAACGCCATTCGGCACATAGATAGGGATCGCACCCTGCTCAATCGCTTCATAGAGACGGTACGACTCCAATGATCCAGAGCCACCGAAGCAAGGAACAAACTTCGTCTGCTGGTTGAGCTGATTGTATTCATTGCTGTTGAGCTTCGCCGGGTCGCTCCAGTGTAAGCGGTCGGCAAGTTTGAAATTGCCCGTGCGTTCAAGAGCCTGAATTCCCTGGCTACGTCCAGGGCGGTCCATTGAACCGGCAAAAGACCACAGATAGGGGCGGTCGGCAAATGCCGGTGTGGTTCCGCTGACCGCTCCACGTGCTACGGCGTATCCTAGCGGAATAATGTCCACCTTCTCCATCGGCAGATTGGGGCGGAAGTAGTTACGAATCACACGCTTGACCGCCGAAGACTTATAGAAATCAATCTGGTCCGAGCCAAACTCATCGCTGAGATGTAGAATCGTCATCTTCTTACCTAGCTTCTCGAGTCCACTAGCAAAGCCATTGTAAATATAGCCTAGCGAAGACTCGCCTGGGATATTCTGGAAAAGCAGAATAGGGTCGGATTCCTTAACAAGTTCATCAAACGACTCCAGCTGGACCCAGCGAATCGGCTTAGGGAACACAGAGTTGAGCCAGTCATTCTCTAGAAAATTAGGCGTAATCGTCTTGAGGTAAAACACAGGAATTGTATCCGTTGATACAGGGTTGGCTATCTTTGCCAGAATCTTTCCCCAACGTTGCGTATTGGATAGATTGAAATTACGGCTCAGACCCGCATAGATATCTGCCTTGTACTTCATAAACATCTCGTTATCGGAGGTAATTAGCTGCTCAAACATTGAGAAATACGACGCTGTTGTGTTAAAGTTGGATTCCGTCCACATAGAAAGCATAGTATCTAGCGACGGCTTGAACTCTGCTTCATTCTTCAGTAGCGCAGCCTGTAGAAGCTTATTCCACACAAGAGAGAAATCGGCTACAGGGGCATGGGCAGGGGCAGGGGCAGGAGTAGGGGCAGATGGCGGTGGTGAGCCTGGCATTGTATTACCAACTACTCTAAACGTATTACCCTGAATATCAGCTTTGAGCACTGCGAACGTCTCCTCCTTTGTGAAACAGTCCGTATTATTCCATAGGTCGCTATCAAAGTTGTCTACACGATTAAAGTTGTTGAAATCCGACTTCTGGTAAATAGGGTCATTCTCCTGGTAGCATGTGGCAAGTAGAGGTAGCGTAAAGTAAATGTTTAGTAGGTTATCACCGTGGTTCACAATCATATGGTCGCCACTTGTAAATATACCCTTCTCCTTCACAAGAGTAATGAGTTTACGAGCTCCCTGCTGAGTAAGTACGTAGGCGTAGTTACAGAAATGGAAGTAGCGACGAGGATGCGATGAAAAGAGAGTATTCGGTGCGATTCTGCCAAAATAGTCATTGACACCCTCCGCCACTGATGCGAACGACTCCTTATTCGGCGGTAATATACCGCCAAGATAAATAACATCCGCGTCGGCAGGAATATGCTTTGCCGCCGTCATCCAGCGTAGAATCCAGCGGTCAAATAGCACTACATCATCCTCCATAATGAGATATGACTTGGCAAGTTTATCATTTGCCAACTTCTCCCATAGACCCAGATGAGAGATAGCGCAACCCATTACCGACTTCTTCCACTTGAAATCATTGTCACGGAAGCAGTTCACCAGCTCAGGAGTGAGGGTAAGGGTGCGACCATCAGTAGCCCTCCATAGATAAACGCGGTCCTTAATATTCTTGTGGGCTTCCTTGAACTTATCAAGACGGTCCTTACGACGCTCCAGATTGATTACATACGCCTCATCAATGCCGTCCGTAAACGGCACAATATCCTTAAAATTGCCACGGTGTACGTACAACGGAGTATTCCACTGCTTCGCCGTACGCATAGAACGGTCACAATAGAACTCCTTGATGGGAATCCTTGGAGCACCCGCGCGGTGGGTCAAAACACTAAGAATAGACTGGTCATGGCGGTGACCTAAGCAGACCTGCGAATATGGGCTCCACTTCTCACCAACAATTACATCACGCTTATTTTCGGCAATTACCAGAGCCTGTTTGTGAACCGAATCAATATACTTTCCGCCTACCTTGAAGCCAATACATCCTGCCCAAATCTGGCTTGACTTGAGTTCATCAGGCAAGACCTGGAGTTCCTTACAAAAGGTTGGGTGGCACCAGCGCTCGTTCAGATGCTCCACGTCGTCCAGTAGGAAAATATCATTCTCCTGAATGGTTGCCCAGATGTTTGTAATTGGTGAAGCAAGTGCGATGCCTGAATCCATATAGAGAACTAGGGTACCAGGCGTTGACTTGAGCGCCACATCCATATGTAGCCAGAGCTTCCAGGCGAAATGCTGAGGATTCCAGAAGTCCTGCCAGGGACCATGATGCTCAGGGAATCGTCGTACCTCCGTGGCACCATACTGCTTGAGTATATTACACTGCTCCTCTGTTACATCGTGCCATACATAGACAATCTTGACAATATCTGGCTCGTACGACTTCATAGACGCAAGTACATTGACAGCGGTTTCCAGGTAACGCGCATTTGCCGCCGTCACAAAGACGCGTGGGCTTGTGATGGGAATGGAAAGGGGTGGCTGGACACGTTGCGGGGCAGGAGCAGAGGCAGGGGTTGGTGTAGGCTGTTGTGCGTACAACTGTGAATAATTCATTGTTTCATACATTTTACCGAATGACTCCGCTTTAGCCCAAGAATCAACCTTTACCTCTACGTCTAAGATAACTTTGAAAATCCGCCCCCCCACCTGCTCCATAATCTGTTCACACTGCCCCTTCTTTGTCGCCGAAATCGCCGGTATCAGCGCCATTTTGCGCCACAGCGCAGGGTCGTCCTCCACCTTTTTGATCGCCGCAATAAGATCCTCAGGCTTACTGACCTGATTCGTATTAATAAATCCGGCGGAATCAAAATCACGGTCAACAAACGGATCACCCCAATAAATGGGCACCGCCCCCGCCACCTTGGCGTGAAACAGCTTCTCCGTCGTATACCCAGGACCCGCCGAATTTTCATAGGTAATTACATACTTGTAATCCTTATAATAGTCCACCTTTGCCAGTTCCCCACCACCACCGCCTAGACCCGCCGGAATCGGACCCTCAGGACGATTACACATGAGTCGTCCCGCTGAATCCACCGGCTTCCAACTATTGAGAATCTGGAACGCCACATTACGATTGTTATTGTTTGGATTCGTAGCGACAAAGGCGCAGAACTTACTCTTATTATCTATTACGGCTTGGTCAACTGTAGTGGCGGCTTGGACTGACACAGGGCGAGGGTTCACAATCTTATTTGGGTCCCCACCAAACCAATTTACTTCAATCATCCATAGCGGAAGACGAATATAATTGGACGCCGTATTATACTGGAAGCCAAGACTGAGTACAATATCTGGATTATTGGGCGGTGGCGTATTTTCACCGGTAAACCATACCTTGCTAATTCCAGGATACGCCTTCTCCGCACCATTACTGAGTGGTCCATAAATTACTAGATTTGGAGTCTTGCTGTCTAGGATAACTGGAATATTATTCGTTACACCAATCCAAGAGAGCAGATACATAAAGAAGTTGTACTTCGGCACAAACTCACTCCATAATTCACAGAAATGGATACGTAGCTCCTTTGTTGAACTATGAGATGTAATAGACTTAGGAATAGACTTAGGAGTTACTGCCCGTTTTAGAATATCATTATAGCTGGGAGAGAGTGCTACCGGTGAAAACCGCCGTGAAAGTTTGCTAACCATCGCACCGCGTACATCGGCATTAAATAGAATCTTATTGTTATCATAATCCTTCTTGAGTTTTGCCCATGCGTTGGTAGCGTCCATAATCTGATTGAGCTTATATCCGTACGGCGCCCCCATTTCGGTCAAAAGTTCGCAATTATGAATGAGCGGAATACCAAGATAAAGGGCGTCTAGCATAAACATCTTGAGTGGACGGAACCGCTGATGCGAAATAATAAAGGACTTCTCTTGACGCAGATCTGGCATACGCACACGTGGAACAATAGACCCACTAATATCCGGCAGAAGCAGATTCTTCACAATATTTGTATTAAAAAAATCGTTCTTTACCAGTTGTTCACCGTTGTGAACGTTGAAACGCACGGGGTCACCTCGTACACGTATCTGCGTAAGAATATTAAGCGGGACATTACAATGGCTTGTATTGCTGAAATTGCTTTCTACAATACGTGCGCACCACGAAACCGACATGTGACTCTCCTTCGGTATCAGCGCCTCAATACGCCTTGCCGATTCCCGCCACTCAGGTATCTTGTTCTCCTTACAAAAAATATCCAACGCCTCAGGATTCCATAAGAATGGTACTTGGATCACCTGAACTCCTGACAAGAACTCTAGGTAGTGGACGTCTTGCGCCGAGTAAAAATCGTAGGTGGCGATTGCGGTGATATTGGTGAACGACCGCTGAGTGGGGTTCCAGTTGTAGACCGACGACTCGATATCGTGAAAAATGGGGGGCTGGTGGACCCAAAGAATGCGGTGGGTGGCGACTTTGGGGCGGTCCTCTGTGGGGAACGACCATACAACTTCAAAAACTACGTCGTAGCGGTCGGTGGATTTCGGGCTCCAGGGCTTTCTTGGTGGCAGTTGTGACTTGTATCCTAGCACGTCTATGAACCAGTCCTGCTCTTCGGCAGGGTAAAGAAGTGTTACGTCGTGATTGGCGTTTTGGAGCGCCTTTGCAAGGGAACACGCTACCTGGGGGATGCCCCCGCTGAAATAGCTGTTAAGAAATCTTACAGTGATGCCAACCTTCATTGTGGTCTATAAGATGTCTTATCGTTCGTTTTTAGACCGGCTTCGCTTCCGCAGAGGTTAAAAAATTAAAGGGAATATGATGAGTATGAAATTAAGCCCTCAGGTAGTGGGGCTTGAGGAAACGCTGGAGGTTGAGGATCCTTAGCTCGTCATTAGGCGTAAGAGACAATAGCATTCGCAGAGCAGAATCTGCCTTGATAACCTGCTTGTCAAGCAGATTATGAGTCTTAGCATAAGCACAGACCCGCGTAGTTACCTCGGAGCGTGACATCAGAGAACCTTGCGGAACACCAAGGAAGACGCAGAGCATATCCGAAATAGGTATAGGCTTTGTGAAGACTGACTCCTTTCGCTCTGTATGAGGTGCTGCAGACGGTGGCGACCCTTGGACGGCGTTGACTCCCGCAGCGACTGTAGTGGCAACAGGGGTGGCAACGGGCGAAGCCGCTGGTACTGTAGAAGGCACTACAGGAGCCGCAGGAGATGGTACATACCTCATAGCAACTTCTTCAACTTCATAAGTAACACCGTTAATCCAGTTTGGCTTCTCCGTCATCGCCTTCAAATTTACATAAGAGGTCCATCCCGTCCCTTTGATAACATATTGAGGATTTGATACCCGATACTGTTCATCAGTGGGGCTGACGGCATCATCATACGTAGTATAGACATGTGCAATAAAGTTAATACCGTAAATGACACGCTCTACCTTTCCAAGGGGATTATTCTTATAGGCTGAGAGAACGGCACCAACATTTGCTACATAGTTTGCAATGCCGATAGGAGAAAGTTCAATCTTCGCTCCTGCCACAGTCTGGATCATCCCCATCTGCGAAGAGCCGAAGTTATCAGCGTTGTCCGAAAAGATACCTAGAACTTTAGCAGATGCCTTAAGAAACTCATCCTCGTCATCTTCGTCATCCTCGTCATCCTCGTTATCAACGACAGGCGTATTATCAACACCCTCTACTTTTACACCATCACGTTCTAGAGCAGAGTGAATACAGTCACATGGATAATCAGGATCTCCATGCATGGAAGCTAGAGATGCAATGTAGAGGGCGTCGTCCAAATGAACGGTCCCATTTGTAACCGTCTGTAGGGTATCAAAGATACGCCTGGATGTTATATCCACGGTGTTTGGATATACTGCTGTCATTGCACGACCTGCAGCAATTGCCATATTTATAGCAATCTCTTCGTCACCACACGTCTTCATTACACTTTCATAAACAGCGCGAATCGCGGGACGGTCAATGAATTCCAGAGCGGCAGGTCCGTATTGTGGCGAACCGTGAGACAGCATCATCTTCAACGCTAAGATGTGGGGAAGTGACAACTGCCCACCGCCGGTGGGCTCCGTCAATTTTTTACAGCCAGAGCCAGAAAAAAACTCATTTGTCACTCCATCTGTCACTCTAATTGGATTTTCCTATTAAAGTTACAAAAAATTACACAGTTTACGGTTTACCGCCGATGGGGGTCAGAGGGGACCCTGGGGCGTCCCGCCGGAATAATAGCTCTTTCCACCCCATGATATTTTCAGGATTGTTAATAGAAAAGTTCCACGTAAGTTGCTTCACCTGAGCCGTATACGCCGTCTTATTGCTACCGTGAAACTTGATAATGCGGTCAATCATATCGGCACCCGCCTCAAAATCATTGCCGTCATAATAGTATCCATAATCCTTGAAGCGCTTAATATTATGTACAACAGGGAAGCCCATTGTGATAAATTCTAGAAAACTGTAATTGTATTCATTGTTCACCTGGTGCATCACAATAATCGCTGATGGGAACGCCTTCACTAAGTTGACAATATGGGCGCGGGGAGTGAGTTGGAGTTTATTGTCCTTATGAATACTGAGATTCGGTAATATCGAAGACTGGTAATATGCGTTCTGCTTGAGTCGTTCACCATTAATAGCAATAACCTGTCCTACACGTCTAGAGTGTCGGCGATAGTACGCCTCCATAATCATAATAGGAATTACCGAGTTTTTCTGGAAACTAATATTTGGCTCCATAATGACAAATGTACGGTCTGATTCTAAGGAAAGCCCCTTATCGTCATACATCTGCCCCATATTCTCAATAAACATAGGGTCCCATACGTACGGGGCGATTCGTGTCTTCCCACAAAGGGCATTGATTGAACCGGCGTATTCGGCATGAAAATCGTAGTGAGGACTCACCCAAATCTCGTCCAGCTCACCCGCTACGTGATGGCTGAAATTGACGCCCTTCATAAAGGTCATTGTCTCAATATCGATATTAAGAATATTGCCTAGGTAGAGCTTTGATACCTTGGCGCCCATAGACCGGAAAAATCGTCGGATGCCAGGGTCGCACGACATACCCATCTCCACATATGACGCCACAGGGAAAGGGTTCGCAGCGTACATCTTAAAATCCATCATACGGAATTTCTCGTGGACGGTTGCGTCCTTGTGATTCTCGTTATTGTCTACCATTAGCCAGGGCTTGAGTCCCATAACTTCTAGCATACGGTAAATGATATAGACATTTTGAAATAGACCATTCGCCCAAATATGATCATCTGGAATGCGAATCGTCGTAAGAATAACGTTGGGTTTGTCGTCCGTAGCTTGTAACTCGCTCAGCTTCGGTGGGTTCACGGGCTGAACTGCCAATCCATAGCCGGTGCTGATGTTCGGAAAACTCATCGTTATTCGTTTAAGAGTTTATGTTTTTAAGCCGGTGACGCAAAGCGTCTACCGGCTCTGCTGCGCTAAGCCGGTACCGCGAAGCGGTTGACACATCACGGAAAAATAAGTGCTCCAGACGCTTTAATAAGCATCGCCTTTGTTAGCTTTTTCGGTGCTTTCGCATATTTTAGGGTTTTAGACTGTTTGATAGTATGCGGATATTTAAATGTTTTCTGATGTTTAAACGTCTTTGTATACATAGTTTGTAATTCCTTCGTAGGCAACTTTCCAAAAACCCATGCGTTTTTACAAATCTTTTCCTTATACCCTGCTTTTAGACACTTTCTAGTAAATTGTCTAATAGAAGATTTCTTCATCTCTATTTTACACTGTTATTTACTGTTATTTACTGGCAACGTCCCGCCATAGCAATCTCCGCGCCATTACACATACATGTCTGCGTCGTACAGATATCGCCATTATTAATCGCCGGTGGGAAGACATAGTCCGACCCATTCTGGAAGCCCTCAAACTTCTTTGTTACGTGTAAGAGCGATTTATGTAAGAGATAGTACACTAGGGCAAAAATTATACCGTGCGTAAGAGCTACAATAATCTTGGATCCCTTCGCTGGTATCGTAACAAGGATACCGGGTGTAAGTACAACAAACAGCAGTGCCGTAAGGGCGGTCATCACGGGGTGAAACATCTCTATTGATGTGCGGGTTTAAAATCACTGGTTATAAATTAAGGAGATTCATAATGTCATCTCGCTCCGGTGGTCTAATGGAACTCGTGGCAAGGGGCAAAAAAGATATCTTTTTTACCGCAAACCCCAAGGTATCTTTCTTTCATAGTGTCTATATGCGCTCCGTCCCATTCACCAAAGAAATCTATATAACGCAACCCCGCAATCAACCAGATTGGGGGCGCTGGGTAGACTTTGATATTGACCATCGGGGCGATATGGCGAAATACTTCTTTCTCCATATCCAGCTTCCTACGTGGCTACCACCTTTGGCTGTTGAAGCGAATCCTACCGGTATTGTAACTGATGCCAGTGGAGTAACATTCGGATATACAAATAGCGCTGGATTCCAGATTATTGATAAGATTCAGATTTTCCAAGACCAGGTCCTTATTCACGAGTCATACGGTGAATATCTATCTTGGCGACAAAGGCAAATGGCGGAAACGGGTTCTGTATTATTAATGAACGACGAAGGTGGCTCCCGTTTAGAAACACCTCTTGCCATTGGACGTTCGGCAACTTTAAAGGAAATGCGTGTTCCTATACCGGTTTTGGGAAGTGAAGAGGCATTTGCCCCTGGCTTTCCCCTTACCGCATTAACCCAACAACGTTGGCGGATTCGTATACATCTGCGCAAGTTGAACGAAGTGGTAGTAGCAAGTGACGGACGACTACAACCCCAGCCGTGGGGTGGTAAACCATTAAGGATTCAGGCAACACAAGGGGGTCCAGTAAATACATCACAAGTGACACTAGCCTTAGAGCAAATTCAACCGATTCAAATGTCACTAGAATCCACACAACTGTATTTACCCCGTGACGCGAATCTATGGATTCGGTCGCAAACTCTACGAATCCCCTATACAAATGTTCGCCACGAAAAGTTTACCATTGAGGATAATTCGTTTACCGCCGCCTCGCCACCCTACTCAGCTACTATACAACTCCCCTTTACAGTTGATATGATTGGCTCAGTCAGTCGTATGCTAGTAGGTCTCCGGTCGTACGCCTCAACATTGGCAGGGCAACGCCTTGTTCTTACCGCCTCTGATAACTCTGCTTTTCTAGCGTCTTTACGTCTGAATATTTCCAATATTGACCGTATCAAACAGTGGGAAACAGCGGTATTTCGTGAAGTAACAGCCTATTGGAAAAGTATTCGTTTAGGACTCGACTATACATACCCGCTTCCACAAGAGGTTTATAGTATTACTTTTGGCGGTTTTGATACAGCACAACCGGCAGGAACTCTACAGTTTACTCGTGCTGTTCTACCGGTTCTCTATGCTATTCTCAATCCTATACCAATGGACCCTCGTAATAATAGTCGTAAGACGTTTATGATGACATATGGCGAAACGTGGAATATATTTGAGATTTCGGGCGGAAAAGGAAAGATGATGTTTGATGATACTTAGGTCTATGGTGGCTTAAAAAAATTGAAGGGGTAAATGACAGTTATTAAACTGTCACGTGTATCTGGGTTTCTTACAAAATGTCTACGTGGTCCAAGTCCTCCCTTAAGCTTCCTTCCGTTGTTGTCACTGACAAGTCCTTTCCCACCCTTGGCGGTAGTGCTCCTAGTGGACCCCCCTCCAAGAAGCCCGTTCTTATGTTTGCCCAAAAGGTGAAAGAGACCGCAGAGGCACAGGCTGCCGCAGATGCCGTGGCAGCTGCTAAGGCGCGAGCGGAAGCAGACCGACTTGCAGCTAAGCGCCTGGCTGACGAAGCAGAGCGTCATCGGGTTTCTTTGATCGGTAACTTCTACAATAAGTACCGCACGACCGATGAAGATTACGCTCGTGCGGACAGCTCACCCGATGAAATGGACTATGCGGCTTCGGTAGAATATGAAGAGCATCTTAACTTCAATCGGCGGGAACGGGCTCGTGTTGCTGATTATAGCAAGGACCTTTCATCGGAGGAGGACAACCACGAACATGAAGAGTATGATGACCGTGTGATTTAAAATCCTCTCACTGTGAATAAGGAAATGAACTGCCAGAATCCATATCCATCATATCTTTCAAACTATACATATTCGCAATACATTTCCACAAATATTGGAATCGGATATATTCCCCAATCAACCTACGATTTATCAGGTGTCAAATACAAAACAAAAAGCGATCTTCTGACATTACAGAGACAATGGGATACGTTTAATCGTGTTCAAGCGAATAATTTTGCCATCTATATAAATATTATAAGTGGTAAACCACAAAATTGGTATGTCTTTGTAAATAATCAGGAGGCAACTGATTATCGTAATGGGCAAATACTACACACAAATCGGTATCCATATATATCACCTGTATTTTTTCAACCTGTTTCAATATTGCCTATACCAACGTCAAGTAATGTAACGGGGGCGGTACGATTCTCACAAGTTCCTCCACAGGTTGTCTCTGCTCCGCCCATTACAGAAGGACAAAAAACGGAAAATAATTCGGATATGGCAATCTATTTACAGGTCAGCACATTTAACATATTACATAGCACCTTTACGTATCAATTTCAGAGCAACGAGGAGCAGTTGGCGTACAATCGGGCTCAGCGTCGGATTTTTGCTGCTCAATATGCTGCGGCAAATCCGCCACAGATTGTGGGAGGATTTTCTTAGTAATACGGTCACGATGGGCTTTTTCAATAGGAAAGGTCTCTAGTATTTTACGCCACAGCAGAAGTTTGCGTTGGCGTAACATATCTTCAATAAGGGTTTCCTTAGTCCGTAAGGACTCCATTGCTAACTGCCGATTTGTCGGCTTTACATGGTTCATTTTTTTATGACCGCAGACTTGCCATTACTTCACGAATATCATCACGATACTTCACTTTCGCATAATGGAGGCAGCCGTTTTGCTTTGACATCAGATGCTTATCAGTATCTGGAATACGTTCAAGTTGTCCGATATATGTCGGTGATTCCGTATTATACGTATAAACGTGCCCCGTTTGCGAGTTAATAAGATATACAATACCCTGTACTGAGGCGCGAATAAGTGTCTCAGGTACTGGAACGTCCATAATGATGCGTTTTGTTGAATTAGTTTTAAATCCATCATTTTTTATCATAATAGTTCCACCTTTTGTCCTACAATCACTCCGTGTAAGAAATCCATAATACCATCTGTACAAATAGAAATACCTGTTAGTTCACTATACATAAGGCATATAAATATGATAAGGAATAAAAATATGGGTGTCAGCCTAAATATAGTATCTATGAGAGCTGTCATATCTTATTATAGCCCCTAGGAAAAAATTGACGGATTCTAGCCGCTGTTGTAGGATTCGTGCCCCTTTGCCTTCTTGCCTTCCTGCCTTCCTGCCTTCCTTACTCCAATATGTCCGTTTCCATTCCTTCCGTCTCCCTTCTTGCCAAGGCGATCCTTTGCCTCGGCAAGGGTGAGCCCCTTCCATCCATCATCACTGATGCCCTTCGTGAGCTCTGCCCAGAGCCGGTCGCAGAGCCGGTCGCAGAGCCGATCGCAGAGCCGATCGCTGACCCTATCCCTGAGCAGGTTACTCCTGTAAAGGAGAAGAAGATTCGTAAGATCAGCAAGGCAGTGGCTGCCGAGGTCCCTGCTCCTGTTGTTGCCCCTGCTCCTGTTGTTGCCCCTGCCGTTGTTGCCGTTGAGGCGACCAACGACTGGCGTAAGCACCCTTCACGCCTTCAGACCATTGACTCCACCCGTTGTACCGGTCGTCGCATTGATACTGAGAATCCCCTTGTCGGTACTCGCGCGGGCGATGATGGCAGCAACAACATGATCTTTCCTGAGAAGCAGTGTACTAGGAAGCCGTCGCCCGGGTCCAAACTGTGCGCAGGTTGCGCCACGAAGGACGCCGAGTACAAGGCGGACCCTAGCAAAAACAACGCCTCGTGGCAGGGTCGTCTTGATGAGGAGACTCTTTACCCCCGCGCTAAGATTGTCGGCTCTGAGCTCTTCCTGAAGCGCTACCCCAAGGGCATCCCTACCGCCGCCACTGTTGCTGCTCCTGTTGCCTCTGTTGCTGCCGCCACCAAGACGAAGACCAAGAAGACAGCAGTGGCAGCCACGACGGTCGCCGCCGATGTAGCTCCTGTTGATGCGCTCTGGTCAAGCTTCCAGCACGAAGGACGTACGCACATCCGCAACCTGAAGAACAACAAGGTGTACTTCGCTAACCTGAGCGCCAATTCTCCAGAGGAGAATGCGGTGAAAGAGCAGTACGTCGGTCGGTGGGTTGACGGGGACGTGGAGCTTGTCGGCGATAGCGACGACGACGAGTGAACATACAAAAACAAAAACAAAAAATACAAAAACTGCGGTGCTCCCAATTGAAAAACATAAAACGATAAAGTAGTAGAGCCTGTAATGTCATCAGCCTATGGGCAGAATAACAGGACATTAAATGTGGACACCCTTTTTGTTCGCGATATCTATTTCAGGGATTTTGCGAACAATCCTATTCCGGCGAACCAGCCACTTGTAAGCCGAGGCGATGGCGGTACTTATTTTACATCATCCATGAGGTCCACGTTTGCTCTTCCAGCGGTAAACGAAATTGATGCCCCTATTGCCAGTGGCGGTCTTTACCAATATAAGGCTCAAGGCGGATATAATGTTTTTAATTTCTCGCCAGGCGCCGGTATGGAATTCTATTCAAATACAACCGATGGTTCGCTTATTATCTATAATACTGGTCCCGAACAAATTATAGCTGATGGACAAGTATTACCGTTTACATCATTACCAGATTATACAGTGGGTGGTCGTACCCTTCAGATGGTCGGCACCGGTGATACATACTTAGGTGTCAGCGGTGCCACTATTTCTATTAATTCCGTAGCACTCTCATCACTGAGTTCTATTATATATTTACAAAGTACAAATTTTGGATTAATTGGGCAATTCTCGACCATAAACGGAGCATTATACAGTAGTATTAATGCCATTAATATACTATTTAACTCTACTGGACTGTATACATTTAACAGTATTTCTAGTTACTTTTTAACCCCTAATGTCATTAATATTTCAACTGTCAGTACTTCTTTACTCTACGTAAATACTAATAAGATTCAAGATATTCCTCTACGTGGTTCACTCACTGATCCGTGTATTATTTATGCCAGTAATACGGCAATTTCCACCAATACAGATTTTTTGAGCTTCAGTGATAACTTTACGAATATCACATTTGCGATTAACAAAGAATATCTATACGGTACATCTACACTTAATTACCCACCTAATACAACAACAGTGACTCGTGGACAGCAGGTTCAGCTTGGCTGGTTTCCAAGTCTTTCCACACAAACAAATACTAACTCCTTACGTTCCCAGTTTGTCCCTATTCTTCAACAAATTCAAGTTTTAGAGCAAGTTGTACAATCTAATGCTCCTTTTACCTGTACTATTTCAAATTACTACTTAAAAAATATCGGTAATCTTGACGAAATTTGTGATGTGACCTCAATTACTCTCAATACGCCTATTGTATATGCGTCATCATCAAAAGCATTCTTAAGCACCCTGAACAATCTTACAATTAATACAATAAGTCCCACGGGGTCTGTAGTTGGAGGACCAGGTTTTTTCGTAAATCCTGTGCGTAACGATGCAGCCGTTACTACGAATTTCTTACACTACAATACTGCTACAAATGAGATTGTATGGAATCAGACCGGTGGTGGTGGCGGTGGCGGTGGTTGTAACTTACCAGGTGGTAGCAACTACGGTGATTATCTATACTATGACGGATCCGCGTGGATTGTTGGGTATTCTACAATTATTATCGGCGACCGCGCAGGAAATATTGGTCAGGGCTCAAATGCCGTTGCGATAGGTGGTGCCGCAGGATACAGCGCACAAGGAATTGGAGCCGTAGCAGTGGGTTATACTGCTGCGAAAACATCTCAAGGCGTAGGGGCAATAGCAGTTGGTATAGCAGCAGGTACCGCAAATCAGGGAGTAGGTGCCATTGCTATTGGCTCAAATGCCGGTCAAGGCGTTGCCAGTGGTCAAGGTGCTAACGCAGTCGCTATTGGCAATGCCGCTGGCACAAACCAATCTGCCCTTGGTGTGGCAATTGGATTCAACGCTGGTTTTTTCCAAGGTCCATCCGCCGTTGCTATTGGTAATCAAGCAGGTTTTATAACACAGAACTTAAATTCCGTTGCTATCGGAAACTTCGCCGCTAATATTAGTCAAGATATTGAATCTGTTGCGATTGGAGACAATGCTGGTGTTAGACAATCTTCGTTTGCGGTCGCCATTGGTTATTTTGCGGGTACTTCAAATCAAAATAACGCAGCGATTGCCATAGGCTCAAATGCTGGTTCTAACAACCAAGGACAATTTGCTATTGCTATTGGTGCTGCTGCCGGCACCAGCAATCAAAGTACTGCTACAATCGTCTTGAACGCCACAGGCGTTCCTCTCAATACTACCTTTGCTAGTTCTTTGTATGCTGCACCAGTGCGTAATGATGGGACCCTCAGCACTTATGTAATACATTACAATCCAACTACGAAGGAGATTTCGTGGAATTCTGAGTCTAGTATTCCTGTAGGTGGTTCCAACTATGGTGATTATCTCTACTATAACGGCAATCGTTGGGTTGTTGGATATTCTACTATTAGTCTGGGTGACCAAGCCGGTGCTATTAGTCAAGGCTCCAACTCCGTAGCGGTTGGTGCCGCCGCCGGTTATGTTTCACAGGGCGCCTTATCAGTTGCGATCGGTAACGGTGCGGGTCAGATTCGTCAATCCACCAGCTCGGTGGCGATTGGTAACTTAGCTGGACAATCGACTCAAGCAAATTTATGTGTAGCCGTGGGAGATTCTGCCGGTCTAACAAATCAAGGCACGGGGCTAGGGTATGCCGTGGCAGTTGGACAAAATGCCGGTTTCTCCAATCAAGGATACGCTGCCATCGGTCTAGGTCCAGGTGCCGGTAAGCTGAACCAACAGCCATTTGCGATTTCAATTGGCAATGGCACCGGTCTCTCAACACAGGGTACCCTTGCTATTGCACTAGGCAATTATGCGGGTTCCTTATATCAGGGAAGTAATGCTATTGCTATCGGAACTTATGCAGGATTAAATAACCAAAGCACTCAGGCAATCGCAATTGGAACATATGCCGGTGCCTCAACACAACAAGTGAACGCTATCGCAATCGGATCATATGCCGGTTTCTCAACCCAACAAGTCAACACCGTAGCTATTGGGTTGAATGCTGGTTTTGAAAACCAGGGAAGCAATGCCATTGCTATTGGCGCCTATGCGGGGTCAAACAATCAAAGCAGTGCTACCATTGTTCTAAATGCTACCGGTGTTCCACTCAATACTACCTTTACTAGTTCTTTGTATGCTGCTCCTGTTCGCAATGATGGGACCCTCAGCACTTATGTAATTCATTACAATCCAACGACAAAAGAGATTTCGTGGAATTCAGAGTCTAGTGTTCCTCTAGGTTCCAACTACGGTGATTACCTCTACTACAATGGCAATCGGTGGATTGTTGGATATTCTACAATTAGTCTAGGTGACCAAGCGGGTGCTATTAATCAAGGCTCAAATGCCGTAGCGGTTGGTGCCGCCGCCGGTTATATCAATCAGGGTGTCTCTGCTATAGCGTTAGGTGCTTCTGCCGGTTATAGCAATCAGGGGACGTCTGCTGTTGCGATCGGTAACCAAGCCGGTTTCTCAACACAACAAAGTAACGCAGTTGCTATTGGTTTGAATGCCGGTTATGCGTATCAAGGAAGTACTTCCATTGCCATTGGAGCCTATGCGGGTTACAACAATCAAAGTACTGCTACAATCGTCCTGAATGCCACTGGTGTTCCTCTCAATACTACCTTTACTAGTTCTTTGTATGCTGCACCAGTGCGTAATGATTCCACGCTTAGCACTTATGTAATACATTACAATCCAACTACCAAAGAGATTTCGTGGAATTTAGAATCTAGTATTCCTGTAGGTGGTTCCAATTACGGCGATTACCTCTACTATAATGGCAATCGTTGGGTTGTTGGATATTCTACAATTAGTCTAGGTGACCAAGCGGGTGCTATTAATCAAGGCTCAAATGCCGTAGCAGTTGGCGCCGCTGCTGGTTATATCAATCAGGGAGTCTCTGCCGTTGCCGTTGGTGCCCAAGCCGGTTATAGCAATCAGGGAGTCTCTGCCATTGCCGTCGGTGCCCAAGCCGGTTATAGCAATCAGGGGATCTCTACCATTGCGATCGGCGTCAAAGCCGGTTTCTCTACACAACAACAACTCGCTGTAGCGGTCGGCGTTTTAGCAGGTTATGGCAATCAGGGAAGCAATTCAGTTGCTATCGGTAACTCTGCTGGTTATGTTAATCAAAGTACACAGGCAATCGCAATTGGTCTCAATGCTGGTTACATAAATCAAGGTGCTAATTCAATTGCCATTGGCGCCTTTGCCGGTTCATCCAACCAAAGTACAAATACAATTGTAATTAATGCGACTGGATTACCTCTCAGTACAATCTATCCTAGCTCCTTCTATATCGCACCTATTCGCAATGATAATACAATCTCTAACGCAGTTTTACAATACAACCGCTCAACAAATGAGGTTGTTTGGAACTACGGAAACCCAGTATTAACTGTGAACTTTACAGTTGCCGTCGGTGGCACTATCACCATCAGTGGATTGCCTAACTCAATTGCCTACAGTTATAATGGCATTAATTGGTTTGGTGTCGGTGCTAGTATATTCCCTAATGGACCAGGTTTGAATATAACATGGAGCGGTACCCTATGGATGGCAGGTGGAAATGATAGTAGTAATACCTCTGCTACAATGGGTTACAGCGCTGATGGTATTAACTGGACTGCTGTAGCATCACCACCCTTCACCACAAATTGTTATTGCTCTGCGTATAACGGCTTACTATGGTTAGCAGGAGGAAACAGCGGAACCGCAAATAATACACTTGCCTATAGCTATGATGGCATCAATTGGACAGGACTTGGATTGATTTTTTCAGGAAGTTCTGCTTCTGGATACGATGTTGCGTGGAACGGAAAATTATGGGTTGCCGGTGGAACAGATGGAACTGGACGCACTCTCCAATACAGTTACGATGGCATCTATTGGTACAATTGTATTCAAACAGTAGGAATTACTACAATATTTCCTCAGACTGTCTATTGTATTACCTGGAATGGGACCATGTGGATTGCCGGTGGATTCGCAACAACTTCAAATAACTATACCCTTGCTTACAGTTACGATGGTATCAATTGGACACCAGCTACAACACAATTCTTTACTAGTGCCTGTACCTGTGTTGCCTGGAACGGATATATGTGGGTCGCCGGTGGAATAAGTAGTGGATTTAAGCTATGTTACAGTTACGATGGAAAAACGTGGACTACTGTCAATAATGACATATTTTCAACCCGTTGTAATTCTATCGCCTGGAATGGAACTATCTGGATTGCCGGCGGACTTGATACAACAAATACCCTTGCCTATAGCTCAGATGGTATAAATTGGTTTGGACTTGGAAAAGATATCTTCGGAAGCGGTGGCGGACAGGGAGGATGGGGAGTAGCAAGTCGCAATACTTTACCATATGTAGGCTCTGATACACTTTCTTTTCAGCGTGCCTCCACTATTTCTTACGGTGCTGGTGCGGGTGGATACGGACAAAGCACACAGGCAGTAGCTATTGGCTATAATGCCGGTGCTTCTACGCAGGGTGCCTATTCTATCGCAATTGGCGCCTATGCTGGACAGACTAATCAGAGTACCGCTACAATTGTTCTGAATGCTAGAGGCGTCCCCCTTAACACATTGCTTCCTAGCTCCTTCTATGTAGCTCCCATTCGGTTTGACCCAACTATTTCAAGTATTCTTACATACAATTCAACAACAATGGAGGTAGCCTATACATCAAAAACATTCGTAATTGACCACCCAAAAGACCTATCTAAGTATCTCGTCCACGCGTGTTTGGAGGGACCTGAAGCCGGTGTTTACTACCGTGGCACCGGTACTATTGCTGACCTGGAATCCAGCGCTGTCATTACATTACCAGCCTACTTAGATAACTTGGCAACTAACCTCACAGTCCAGGTAACACCTATCTATAACGGGTCTGTGCGTGTTCTCAATACGTCCTGTGTTTCTAACAATAGGTTCACAGTGTATGGCGACAGCGGGGACTTCCATTGGCACGTCTACGGTCGTCGCTTGACTATCGCCGTGGAGCCTGAAAAATCGTCAGTGGTCGTCAACGGCGACGGACCCTACCGCTGGATCACATAGGATCGCTGCGCTTAGGGTCGCTGCGCTTAGGGTCGCTGCGCTTAACCGAGCATATGATCATTCTCGTCGTCATCCGAAGCATCCACGGGTCTATCACCGGCGTAGAGCATAGTATACTCTCGCGCCTTTTCCTCATACGCCGCCTTGTTTGTCTTATACAACTGCGCAATATCTAGCATAAGAGGGTCCTCAGGATTGGGGTCCGTAAGAAGGCTCAGAATAGAGAGTAGCACCTTAGAAATCGTGAGCGCAGGACTCCACTGCGTCTTCAAAATATCAAGGCAGATGCCGCCACTTGCGTTGATATTTGGGTGATAGATTCGTGTTTTGAACTGAACGTGAGGCACCTTGAATGGGTACTCAGTAGGAAAGTGTACAATAAGTTTGAAGACGCCGCCGGCAAATGGGCTATCTGCCGGTCCCATAATCATACCTTCCCAATGGAACATATCGTCGCCGATAGGACCCGCTGAGCATCCCGCCGGCGGATCCTTCTTCAGATCATCTAGCTCCTTCAGAATTCGTCGTAGTGCCATAGTATTGCTGATGTTTTGCCTTAATAAGGTTAAACATCCTCAAATTTTTCGGCGTGATGAATATATGGACTCTACCGCTTGTATGATTTGCGGTCGCGGCGGTCATACTGTTACCCGATGCCCTGAACTTGTGGACCCATTACGTGATGGCTTTTATAGGGGTGGAGGTGGCGGTGGGGGTGGTGGGGGCGGTGATGATGATGAGGAGTTAGATAGCTCCTGAATAGGATATAAAGGCAAGATTTATTAGTTATCAAAGATAATTATAAACATGAGTGTATTTATTCAAATAGGAACAAATAATGGAAATGATAACTTTCGGAAACGTGTATTGGCAGAGCGCCCTAGCAGAGTCTTCTTGGTAGAACCAAATCCTACACTAATTCCTGCTATCCAACAGAATTACGCAAATATTCCCAATGTAACAATCATAGATAAAGCAATTTATTATCAAGATAATACAACTGTGGATCTTTATATTGCTGCGAAAAACGGAGTATACGGATCTATGGCAGACTGTGGATATATTTTTACCGATGTTAATTTTTCATTGGTACCAATGAATGATTGGGGGAATAAATCAGATATGGTAAAAATTTCTGCCAATACAATTACATTTAATACTCTTTGTGAACAGCACGGTGTTACAGAGATTGATTATTTACAAATAGACACTGAGGGGTTTGATAGTGAGATAATACGAATGATTGATTTGACAAAATATCGTATTCGTGTTATCCGTTACGAAGAGTGGGGATTTGACCCTTCAGGCTTTACGAATCATAATCAGGATACAGCAAATCGTCTAGGAAAAGCGGGTATGAAATATACGGAAGAAAAACTTTTAGCTCATAATTATGAACTGAAACCTATTGTGGACGAGGATGGTCGCGATATAGTTGCTACATTGAAAGAGTAGTTGTAATAGTAAACATTAATGAAAATAAGACTTCACCTTGTTTACAACCCCTTTGGTGCTCTTCTTTAACATAATTTCCGTCTCTTTTGCCGTAGCATGGAAAATCATTTTAAAAATCATAGTACCTCCGATAAAGGTAGCGAACTTTACCGTATTCTTTGCGTCTTTCGAATATAGGTATTCTACAATAAGCCAGATTCCGAACAAAAAGTAGTAAGTCGGACTGGTGAGTAGAACTAGCAAAATTGTAATAAAAATCATCACGTTGATATTGTGCCCACCAATCTTCGCAAAATTTTCTGACGCCCCCCAATCTAGAGTAACCGTATCCGAAAACGGCACCTGTCTCAGGGCACTGTTAAGCAGGGGAGGATACGACTCCGATAAATTACTATGACCCAGTCCATTGTCTGGTGTATTAATAATAAGGGGTTTCATAGAATAGGCATTCATCTTATATTTATAAATCCAGTACGCCATCTGCGCATCAATATGATTATGTATCGGCGAGTGTTTGACTTTACGGGCACAATCGTTGGAAATAATATATCCATGAAATCCTACGCTTCCAAAGACTTGTAGAATATGCGTATTCACTTTCTGCGGGACCTGTCCTAACATCTTATTGTACACCTTTGGTATGACTTGCTTATCATCACAATTGAAATTACAACCTAGATAGAACATATCAAAATCTTTGGGGACCTGATTCCAACCGGTACGAAATTTCTCTTCAAAATCATCCGCGAATACTGCGTCGTCTTCCAAAATAAGTACTTGTTTGTAGTTATTCTTCAACATATCCTCCCATATCATCTTATGAGATATAGCACACCCTTTGACGCCATCAGTACAATATTTCAAACAAAGCTCTGTCAAATGATGACTCTTTTTCACTTGAGACCCAAGAACAGCAGGAAACCGGGTAAACTCAATGTTCAGCTTATCTAGCTGTTGTTTCATGTTCTGTAATCGTTCTGTATCTCTATCCAGATTGATTACATATACTTTGTCTACGACTTCATTGACGTAGGACATCCCTATGATAGTGGGTGTTTAGTTTTTGGAAAGACTCTGTGCCGTTGCCGACGTGAGTAGACGACCACCGTCTACGTGAATCACCGAGCCCGTCATAAATCCCGCCTTTTTTGAGTCGGCAAGAAATACTACAAGCTCTGAAATATCCTCAGGTTGACCAATACGACCGACGGGGTGCGTATGCCTGGACGCCTCGTAATATGCCGTCGCAGCCGCTGGGGACATACCTGCCGACTCGTGAAAGTGCGTCTGAATGGTAGCCGGTGATATACACATCACGCGGACGCCCTGAGGGGCAAGTTCAATCGCCATTGTCTTCGTCAGCATCTCCACCGCTGCCTTTGCCGCGCTGTACGGTCCCAAACCTGCTACAGGACGGGAGGCAAGAATAGACGAGAAGTTAATAATAGTACCCTTTGTTTCGGCAATATGAGGTGCCGCCGCCTGGCTTGTAAAAAATACAGATGCCAGGTTGAGCTGAATGGCATTGTAAAAATCGTCGGTCGTCGTGGCTGTAAGCGTCTTGCCTAGAACACCACCGCCTACATTGTTTACCAGTACGTCCAGGCGCTTGAAATGAACAATCGTACGTCCTACAACATTTGCATACGATGTTCTATCAGTAGCATCCGCCTGAATATATAGAATGCGAGAGGTAGTACATTCCTTGTACGCTAGTTGGAGTCGTGCTTCATTACGCCCCGTAACCGCAATATTGTAACCGGCGTTATAGAGTGCCTTAGCAATCGCAAAGCCAATTCCACTGCTTGCACCGGTAATCAGGGCAACCTTTCCGTTATTTGGAGATTCCATGGTTTATTATAGATAATTATGAGAAGGTGCTTTATATTGCCGCTGTCACAACCACCTCAATCTGCCAATTCGGATTAGGGAACTTAACCCCACAGATAGTATTACGTGCCGGTGCCTTTCCTTCAGGCATCCACTCTAAAAAGACATTATTCATCTCGCCGTAGTTTTTGGGATCTGTTAGAAAAATCTGTAGATTCAAAATCTTTGTCTTATTCGAACCGACACGTTGTAGCTGAAAATCAATAAAATTAAATACTTCACGCGCTTGTCTCTTAAAATCTGAGCCTATATAATCCTGGGGTACCTGACCCGATAGATATACGACATTATTATTGATAACAATCTCCGAATAGGTGGGTTTGGTATCAATACGCTGTATAGACATTCTACTTGGGCGTGTTACGAGTTTTCTCCTAAAATACCCCAATTCTTAACGAAGTTGAGTATCGCTTCCGGGGGCGCAATTATTTGTGACGACGTAAAGGTACACGACAGTACAACACGTCGCTGATTTTTACATAATTCTTTGCCTTTATGAAACACCTTATCGCCCTCAAATAAAAGTGCCTCTCCCTGCTGTAAATATATCGTCTCCGTTTCGGCGTTCTCATTTTTATACTGGTAATTGCCGCACGTAGGGGCAGTTGTAACGGGAAGCAGGAGTGTAAAATAACGCCCATTATAATGATTTGTATCAAAATGCCAATCAATAAAATCCCCCTCTTTTTCGTAAATAATCAGGCTGAGACTATTTGGCTGATTGAACGGTGTAACCTTTACCTGTTCGCCAATCACTTCAGAAATATGCGGGGTCAGACTCTTATACCATTCTACGATTTCGGGAAGTTGGACTTTTAACTTCTGAATGCTTACTGCCTTCTGCCGTTTCTTATAAATCTCTACTCGTACACCTTCAGTTTGTGCTATTTGTTCCAATGGATTCAAAAGATGATTTGGTATAGCGAGTTTAAGCTTTTTGATATAACAGAATTTTGCCTTAATATCGCAATTTGTCAGATAATTTATGTAAAATGATGTGCGGAATACAAGGTACACCATTAGTAAACACATTGCGGTTATTATAATAAGAAATACAAGCAAAAATAATGAAGATACGGTAATCTTCATTCCTTACGTATGGTTTTGGTTTTTATTACATTTCCATCAGCGGATTGAGCCACTCTTCACGCTCCGCCTCAGGAATATTATAATCATTGAAGATAATGGTGGCTTGTTCTTTACGCTCAGATTGGGGAAGATTCATCAATGTTGCGAATTTGGCTTGAAACACCTCGCGAGAGGGACTCTCATTCTGCATCACTGCTGTAATCTCGGCATCGTACGCGTATAATGTATTAACCAGGTGTGCCATTTTTCCGTTAACGCACATTTTTAAGCCACCCACTACTTCTTGAGAAAGTCGGCGAACAAGCTCTGACCGCTCGGTGTGAACACGAATATACGCCCAAACTCTGTCTAGAACATCACCATATTGTCGGTTAAATGCTACAGTATTATAATAATCATTTGTAAGTTCCAAAAGAGCACGGTCTCTATTGTGATTACATAGATTGACAATCTTATCGTTAAAGGCAACCGTAATCTCCACAAGGGCTTCCATCTCTGCCGGAACAGGGCGTCTAATAAGAATTTCTACCGCCTTTTGCGTAGCATTCTGTACAGAGGAACGGTGAACAGACTGCTCATCGTTCACAAAGGCAGTTAGGTCAATTCCACCCTCAGGATCACGCCGAAAGACTACTGGTCCAACACGCAGTTGCTCATTGAATTCGGCACGACGTGCCTGACGGGCTGCCTCTGCCTGGGCTTCACGTGCTTGTCGCTCTGCTTCCTGTTCTTCAGCCCGTCGGCGATGAAATTCAATCATAACAGTATCACCGGCTTTGAGAGAGCGAAGAATATCATATCGTGGTAGCCGAGCCATTGCCTCTGTAAGATTATTGAAGACAACCGTTTTCTCAGCCTCTGGAATATTTGCCCAGACAAGGTCATCAGGATTGAAATGGCAGAGATTTATGACTCCAACCACCGCTCTAATAAACCGGTCCCATTCTGGGTGACGAAGACTTGTCCTACGAATCAGACAATACACATGAGCCAACTGGTCAGTAGGAACACGGCTTGTTGACCATAAATCGGCAATTAGACGAGCATAACGATAATACGTATCAACTGAACCGGATGGCGCACTGTCAAGCCGTTGTTGATTCTGCTGAAGAATACGGTTGCGCTTTTCTACTCGCTCTGCTTCAGCAGCCGCAGCTGCCGCTGCCGCCGCCATTTCCTGTAAACGTTGTTCCTCTCTGGTATTTTGGAGCATATTATAGTGAGTCTTACACAGACCTTCCTGGTCTTCCTTTCCTTTCTTTGAGCAAGGGTTTCCTGCTAAGGTATGAGCACTACAGAGTCCATTGGCTGCCAGTGCAGGCACATTCGCTGGGTTATTGTTCATAGTTGGAGTGTCCTACTTCTTTTAGGGTTTAAATTCCTCAATTTTTTCAACTACCAGTAGCATCCACCTTCCACTTCCTGTGCTCCCGTAGGAATCTCCTCTGGAAAAGGGAATGCCCACGCTTCGTTGAAGAACTCAGATATGGTGCCATGATTGAGCCATCGGTGTCCTTTGATTCCGAACAAAATCTGCGTAGCACCGCCGGTATGAATGGAAGCAATATTTTCCTTTTTGAGTGCGTAGCAAATCGGCAGGGACAATGCTCCGCAACCTACAATAGCAAAAATGGCATTTGTCTCTTTTACCTGCTGTACAATATCGGTAACTGCCATTTTCCAACCACCATTAATAATATCAGTTGACCACAGCCCTGTGGTAGTTGATAGATATGGACTGTATCCGGCACGGACAGGGACAATCGTCGGTGGAATCGGACCCCAAATAGAATTGTCGCCCCATAATACATCCCGCTTTTTCCACTGATGCTCAATACTTTTATAAAATGGCGAGACCACGGCAACCTTGGCGTGTTTCGTTAGATTATATGTCCATCGGTCCTCTAACACATTCATATAATACGGCTCCAACGTACGTAATGGGAACTGTTTCGCTCTTGTAGCAAATGTATTGAGAATCGCCTTTTCAACATTGCCAACTAATGGGTTCCAAACCGCAAAACCGGCACCAGCTGGTAACACCTCCGTCAGCATATGAACCGCCCATGCGTCCAGTGATTTATCAGTGGCAGGAAAAAGTCCGCCGTTCCGTGCGATATTAATTTTAATATTATTCGGATACGCTAGTGCGTTGGCTTTTTGACGATATTGTGTATAAAAAATAAGTACATCGAGTTCAGAGGTTCCTAGCTTTCCAACAAAAAATGGAGATTTGCTTCGAATCTGTTGGATAATAAACTGGGCGCCTTGGTCAATATTCATTGTGCCTTAATAAGGGACAGTGGATATGATTTTAGACCGGTGCGAATTATTTGTTGATATATAGTAAGATGGGTTCCAATAAGAACCAAAACCGGAATAAAACGGCGAAAAAGCCTCGGGCTATGTGCCAATGCCGCGATGAACAGACGGGTGCCCCTTGTACGCGTGTGTCAGTTCAGGATAGCCCGTTTTGCGAACAGCATCAGGGTTGTAACGGTTCGCCATTATCGGGCTCTGAGCCGGTGCGTGATGTAGCCCTTTACAATAAGCCCTCTGTGCGTAAATGCCATAATTGCTATTCATATGCCATGCACGTCTACGACCCTAAAGGTGAGGAATTGTGTAAGAAGTATGGGAACTGCCGTAACTTTTTTCACCAGCCCGGTGCGAAAACAGGGCATCGTAACGAGTTGAATCGTGAAGAGCGTCGGTCGTGCCCCGTTGTGGAAGATCTTATGATGGGTGATATTCCTGAGGTGACAAAATCATCATTTGAGGCAAAATGCCCTTCTGGAATGAGTAAGGTGGCTGCGGTTGTTGATAAGGGTGTTGATTACCATTGGTATCGTCAGGATCGCGATGGATATTGGAGTCACAAGGACGGTTCCAATAAAGTGAAGACATTTGACGCACTTAAGCGTCCTATTTTCAACCCCGAACTCGCGTCCCGCGATTACCGATGGCAGGGAAGCGACCTGAATTACGAGGACTTCTGCGGGTTTTATTGTGTCCCGCGGAGCCATCCGATCGTTTTAGGGCGAGGCGTGAACGTGCCGAAGTCACGACGGGCTGCGCGGAAGGCTGCAAGGGCTGCGACACGGAAGGCACAGCAGCGGGGGGGTCAACACATGGTGCCGATACCGATGACTCTACAGGTGGGGCGGGGGCAAGCGGAGCGACAGCATGGGCAGGGTTATGATATTCGGCTGAATTCATTACCTGGGTGCCCCCCAAGGACGCGGAAAGCGCGGAAGACACGACGGGGAGGGGGTTATGACATTCGGCTAAATTCTCTACCTGGGTGCCCTCCACAGTCGGATTCCCTTGGATCCCAAGGGGGGATGGGTCTATCGTGGTCGGACTATCCTGCTCATTCGACTGATGCTCTGAGAAAACGCTACTCCCTGGAAACCAAAACTTCAAGGCGTCGCTGAATGTGATACGCTTCTTAGGATTATACGTTAGCATCTTTCGCATCAATTCTAAAAACTTTACGTGCGACTGCTTATAAAACTCTGTTCGTATTGCCAATGGCTCCATGAGACATTCGTAGTAATGTTCCAACCACCGCATTGCAAATAACCATACTTGCTCCGCTTCCACATCAATCTGCGCAAACGAATCACTCATACTATACTCAATCGGACTTAAGTATATACGTAGCATATTTTCAATAATTTCAAATGCGTTATTCTGGTTATCTAACAAATGGATTTGGGTCTGGGGCGACAATCCACATTCAAATCCTAGGCTTTTGTGACGCTCTGGTGCCGCCGTTTTCTTCGCCGACCACTGTTTCAAAGGTATAATAGGTTCCCACCCTTTTTGACGTTTTACAAACTACTCCAAGTCCTTTGTAAAATCCTGTTCGAACCCGCGCAGGTTCATTTGTCATAGGAGCGTTTTCTACGATTGAAAAATAACCGCACGAAAGTTAAGGATGCTTTGGGAGAGTATGATATATGCCGCCATTGCGTTGCTGGTGATAATTATCTCCTGGGAATATCTTCGTAATACGATGATGCTTGAAGGATTTACGGACGGCGTGGTGCCGGAATATTTCGGCAAATTCTTCCCGCGACGCTACGATGTAGTACCGGGTGAGATGCGCGAAGTTGACGGCTGGATACGTAATCCGCGCTACTTTGAAGGATATGTAGATGTACAGAATCTCGGCTACAAGGCAGACTTCTGTCGCGTTGTTGAGAAGGATGGAGCACCCGATTCACGTATTATGGCGTGTGCCCTTGCCGGTCAGGAGGGTCTCGACTCCTTCACATTCCGTACTGATTCCTCACGCGCCGGTACTCGTTTTAGTCGCGACGACTACTTCCGTGATGTAAACGGCGATGGCAAGGACGACTATGCTCGTATATTGAAAATTAAGAATGCGCCGAATGATGCATGGGCTGCTATGGCGATTCTTGCCGGTAATACTCGTTTTAAACAGGGTAAAGAGACCCCTGATAATAACCCACCTCCAGATATTTCCGATTTACTGTTTTTCTTTGAGGGTATTATGGTATGGTACCGTTTCTTTGACGATATGCTTGACTACGGTGAAAATACGCAAATTAAGATTGCCGGTGAGATGAAGATTGACGAAGACCCCAAGAAGACAGTAACAGCAGGACTTGCTATGAATCGCCTACCGAGTGCCGATGCCGAGGTGAAACCCCCTGCCGACCAATTCATTCGTATTGGCGAAAATGCTAGATTAGAGTTTGATACCCGTGTTCAGCTCAGGCAGTTACGAGCTATTTCTGTATGGGTATTTTTTGATGATTTCACCAACAATGCCCGTATTTTTGATTTTGGCAATGGTCCAGGGCACGATAACGTACTGCTCGGCATCGAGGCGAAGGGCAATGTAGACAACGCTTTTGGTTTAATGAACGACCGTCCTGGCGATAATAATAAAGTCTGTAATTCTCGCGCACCCGCCGAAGTCTCGCCCCAAGAATTTATGGCTACCACAGAAGCAAACGTCTCGGAATTTGACTGCCCTGGTCCAGAGCCCGTTCAAAATACATATCCTGAAGATGAATTAATGCCTGGTGTTGACCCACGTGCCAACTTGCTCTTTGAAATCTGGGATACCCAACAAAGAAAGATGCGGTTGCGGGTGCTCAATACCATCCCTCTTAAGAAATGGACGCATATTGCGCTGACAACGACTGACGCCACCAACTTCCGCCCTACGTGGCGGGTCTATATTGACGGCAAGATGAAACTGGAGTTTTTGGACGGATTTATGCCACTCAAGTCGTATACGACTGATAACTATATTGGTCGTAGTAACTGGGAGACGGAGTCTCAGGCGTTTGAGAATCCAGACGAGCGGTTCCGCGGTGCCCTGTTTGATTTCCGCCTGTACCGTCAGCCGATGAGTGAGGGTAAGATAGATAAAACGTACCGTTGGGGGTATAAAAAACTTGGCATTCAGGAGCCACGGGCGCCGTTACAACCGGCGTCGTCCGAAGGCTTCCCTTACCCGCCACCTGAAACACCGCTACTGGCGTCCAATGGTGATTTTCCTGGGATGACAAAGTCGCCTAATGCGCTTTAGTCTTTGGGTTCCTTAGCATGTTAGGGCTTTGGCGGACCACGTCGCTTACTTTTGAGCCCCGCAGAGTATAAGGTAGCAAGGTCAGTGGCATTGATAGTTTCCGCATTTGCGGTGGCTGGAAACTTTACAAACGTCTTCTTCTGAAGAGCATGTTTGTAGAAATAGAGTCCATACGGTCCCTTTTTGATGGTGAAATCGCCGACCTGCCGTGTGAAAGCAGTTTCCGTAGTGGCAAACGAAATCTTTGCCTGTAGTTTCTCCTGAATTTGCTCTAAGGTCTCGTCGCCCCTTAGGCTTACATTTGTTGTTCCACACACCACGTACCAACCGTACGGACCCTTCTTCTTACGGATTTCCTGGGTTTCTAACATTCCAATAAGTTCGCCCTGTTGCGCCTGTTGGGCTGCGGCAAAGGCAGCGTTTGCGTCAATAAGTGTAGCGGATTCAAAGGTAACCGATGGGGGCAATGGGGCAAAGGTGGCTTTTACTGCGGGGTCGGTGGACTCCTTGACAAAGAGGGGTCCCTTACGGCTTAAAATTACCTTTATGTTTTCGGCAAGGACGCGTTCTTTTGCTGCTCGGTTTGCTGCGGTGGTGCCGGTGGTCATTGCCGTGTAGCGTTCTTTGTAGGTATCCCACGTCTGCTGTAGAACCGACTTCCAAGGCTGTTCCGCCTTTGCCACGGCGTCTAGCTTCTGCTCCATTGCCGCTGTAAACTCGTAATTAAATAGATCATTATATTCACGGCTTAGAAATTCGCTTACCGACTTGCCTAACGCAGTAGCGCTCAACTTATTCTTGTCAGCGCCGACTTTATGGTGCTCTAAGGTTTGTGCTGGTGGCCACATGTTGGGGCTCAGGGTGAGATGGTGGCTATCCTGTACCTTGCCGTCTGTATTTGTCTTTTCTACGTAATTGCGGTCCATAATGGTGCTGACTAAGGAGGCAAACGTGGACGGGCGACCGATACCCTTCTTTTCCAGCTCCGAAATTAGACTTGCCTCCGTATACCGTCCCTTTGGCTTTGTAAACACTTCATCTGCTTTCAGTGTTGTCCAATGAAGCAGGGCGTTCTGTACGAGTTTTTGTGCCCAGTAGAGCCACTCCGCTTGGTCCTGAGCTTGTTTCTCTGGGTCCTGACGCTCTAGAATCTTATAACCGGCAAAGCGTAGCTTTGTCTGCTCGGTGACCCACTGCCGTGAGGGGTCTGCCGTGAGTTGTAATGTTGCCTTTCGCACATCGGTCTGCGATGGGCTCATTTGACTCTGAGTAGCACGGCGCCAAATAAGGGCGTACACCGTCTTCTGCGTATCATCTTCAATTGGCGGATTGGAGGTTTCAGGATGTGTAGGGCGAATGGCTTCGTGCGCCGCCTGAGCTTCAGGAGGTGCTGGTGCGGTGTTTGCCTTTGTCTTCTTAGCTGCGGCTACTGGGACCGGTGTGGCTAATGTTGCGGGAGCGGGTTGAATGGTATGTTGTCCCACCGGTCCTAAATAAGGCTCACCATACGTTGTCTGTACATAGGCACGAATCGCCGTACTGGCTTCTTGGGACAAAAGTGGGTTATCAGTACGCATGTATGTAATATGTCCTGCCTCATACAGTTTCTGTGCCGCCATCATTGTAATCTTCGGATTGAGCCCGTGAAGCGACGATGCTTCCTGTTGTAGTGTAGATGTAATGAGTGGCTTTGGTGGCTGTGAGATACTGACTGTCTCCTTCACTTGGACGACCTTTGTCTCAGTATTTAAATGTACTTTTTCTAACGCCTGTGTTGCTTCCTGCTCGGTTTTTAGTTCATTTGACGCATCGGCATGAATAGTCTTTCCAGGGTCTGATGGGTGTGCCCACGTGCCTGATAGGCGCCACGATGCCTCAGGGCGATGCGTATCAACAATATGGTCACGCTCTACCACTAGGCGTAACGCAGGGGTCTGGCATCTTCCTGCGCTCAACTTGGGTGCTACCCGATTCCATAGTACCTTACTGATGGTAAATCCTACAAGCAAATCCAACATAGATCTGGCTTGTTGTGCCGCTACCTTGTTCAAATCTAGTCTACGTGGGTTGTTCACAGCCGCAAGAATAGCTGGTTGTGTAATTTCGTGAAAGACAATGCGTGGCGTATTTGCGGGATTTAGATTCAGAATGGCTGCTACATGCCAGGCGATACCCTCTCCCTCACGGTCATCGTCAGTAGCCAGAATTACCTCTGCGCCCCGCGCCGCCTTTTTAAGTTTAGTAATGGCATCCTTCTTTGTAGCCAATTCTGCGTACTTTGGCTCCCAGTTACGGTCAATTCCCACTGAATCTAGCGATTCCTCCAAGGCACGAATATGACCCATTGTTGCCACGACCTGGTATCCTGCGCCTAAGAACCCCTGAATTTTACCGCATTTCGCAGGGGATTCTACAATGACTAATTTCATTGTAAGTTGACGGTTGTTTTCTATTAATGGGTGGTCTCAATTTTTATAATGTTGAGGTTATTTAGGGATGTCCAATAAGTGGACGCGAAAAGTTCAGTTTAATAATACACGTACACAATATGCGCCCGAATTACCAACACCTGCGCATGTAACAGGATTTAACCGCACCAATCCGTTTTCTTTAGCTGAAGGGTGGCAAACAAAGGCTGAACTTGCTAGGGCACGAATAAATTCACGTAGGCAAAAGGCAATGTTAGCATCACTTCCGCATTACAAACTGCCTTTTGCGTATCGTGATCCCCATTTTATTTATCCACATGAGGCTCGTGGCAATATAGCATCTACCGCAGAAAAGAAATATAGTCTTCCGTGGCTGAAGTATAAACGAGAAGTACAAGCAGAAAATAAATTAATACAGAATAATCCAAATCATGTAGTAATTAATGTAAAACCGGCAAGTCGGCGCACCAGACGTCATCGTAAATGACGTCGCTTATTGCCAAACAATTTATCCGATACATTGAGTTCCCTTGGAATCCATCGTATTGCCGTCCAGTATGTCTTCGCCACCGTATTCATAATAATATACCGATTATATTTCGCATACTCATTCTTAAGAACACTATTTGGTAGCATAAGTCCGCGAATGACACTCATATTATCATTTTCAATATGAATATTCCGCTCGTTATTTTCTAAAGCAAAGAGCAATCCGTGGTTGATAGATGACCACTCTGTCTCTGTACTATCTTGAGCATCTGGAATTGTCATCATATGTTTTAGAGTACATCTATGTGTCTCTGTGGTAAGAATCATCGCCACACGCGATCGCTTTGTATGATGTTGAAAACTACCGTCGGTTTGAAGTAATGCGGTGAACCGTGGTGGGTAAGTATTCATACCACCAAGACGGCGAAAAATATCAGCCCTCATTCTCTAATGGGTTTGTGTTTGGAGCGTTTAGACTTTGAAGGCACCGCTTTACAAGGTCAAATTCCCAAGGGGTTAAATAACATTGAATAATATTTTCAAGAAAGCTCTTGATTTCAGGATGATTGTTGCCATGGATCTTTACCTTGCTTATAAATAGTTTTATATCATCCGCTTGGCCTTCCTTAATTTGGTGAAGACCTGCTACGATTCCAAAGGCAATAGTTTGAAGATTTGTTGGTAAAGTATCTAAATAGTTAGCAATTCCGTCTGCCTGTTGATTAGCCTCTGTACATTTTGTACAAGGTTTTTCGGCTGTACAATCTTTACATGATGACTCCATTTGGCTTAAACTACCTATGTTAGATATGTTTAAAATGGCTTCAAAGACAACAGTCGTTACCATGTATTTTAATATGCGTGATTTTCCTGATATGAATGATATGGTAAGAGATAAATCATTTTATATGGAGAAAGGACGAGCCACCCTTGGATTAGATAGTCCAATGGTTATTTTTTGCGATAATACTTGCTATGAGGATATTAAGACTATACGAGAGGGATCCGTAACCGATGCGAGTGATAAAACAACTTATGTTATTAAGTCTCTAAAAGATTATGATATTTATAAAGAATTATTTCCAATTATAAAGCATAATAGAATCGGCAACGAAATCTATACTTGTGATAATCGTGTAACTTCATCGTGTAGTGTTATGTATATGTTTAAACTTGTCGCATTATGTCTAGCAAAAAATATGGATCCTTATAAAACTCCCTTTTACGCATGGGTGGATTTTGGTGGTAGTCATATTATGAATGGATTTAATGAGTATGTTCCTCAAATATTAGCTAATCCCCATCCTAAAATTTCATTTTGTTATATTCATTATAGAGGGGTTGATGATTTATCAAGTGTAGCAAGTGAGTTTTCTCTAGGATATTGTGGAATTGCTGGAACCATTATAACTATTGAAACCCAATATATGAATAAGTTCTATACTGGTGTAATGAGTATTTTTTACGATATGATATTTCATAAGATGATACATACAGAAGAACAGGCTTTGAGTTATCTTCATTTTCGTCATCCTGAATTATTTAATATTTACTACGGCGACTACTACTCTATCGCTATGAACTACCATTCTATACGTGATAATTTCTGGACAATCAAATATTATGTGATTGAGGAGGCACTTAGAAAAGGAGATAGACCCGCTGCTTCAGCAGCCGCAAAAGCGGTTCTTGATTCCATTGAAAGAGGCACAATCACAGTAACACCTGATGAACTATTGTTCCTACAAATTATTGGTTAGGAATCCTGGATTACTAACAAAAACTAGATGTGGTCATTGCGGGTTTCGATCCCGCGACTTTCTCCTTCCTGAGCATACGTACAAGCGTATAAGAGAGATGATCTACCAACTGATCTAAATGACCTGGTGGGAGAGGTGGGATTCGAACCCACGAAGATTTCTCTACAGGATCTTAAGACCTGCGCATTCGACCGCTTTGCTACTCTCCCACTTGATTAACGGTGGAAATCTTTAGACCGTCAATTTTTATCGGCGACGTGTACCCGCCTTGCGTCCCTTACGACTCTTACGCACCTTGCGCGTCTTCCGCGATGTCTTGCGGACAGGGGCTGGGGCGAAAAATACACGGGAATTATTGTTATTTGATTTTTTAACACTAACAGGCGTGTTAAACGAAAGGGGGGCAGGGTTACTTAGATTCTCATGTTGCGAACGCATTAGCCAAGGACTTACATAGTTACCTTTGACGAAGGGCATTTCTATTCTATCGGTAGATTTTTTAGTTTCGGCTCTGAATTCCGGAACCGGGCGCATATTATGTGAAATATTATAAATAGTTCACATATGAAGGAGCTACCAGGAATCGAACCTGGGTTACAAGAATCAGAACCTTGTGTACTGACCAACTATACGATAGCTCCACAAAAGGTAAAATTGG